GACAATCTAGTTATTAGACCAATGCAAGAGTTATTGTGTGATGCTTTCGATAAGGTGTTAGCTTATAATGGTATCAGTCTTAACTTATACTTCCAAACATTAAAGCCTTTGGAGTTTAACGATAGAGGAGTAAAAGATGAAAATACAGAAGATGTTGAGCTTTCTAGTCAAGTAGATAATATTGATATTTCAGAATTTGGTGAAGATGTAAACGAAGATGAATGGGTATTAATTGATAGTTGTAAAGTAGATTACGAATTAGAGGAGGAGTTAGATTTGCATTTAGAAGAGTTAAACAATCAAAAAGAAAGTTTACTATCTAAGGTGGTTAACTTCGTTTCTACTGGTACTGCTAGACCTAACGCAAAGAGTGAACAAGATACTCAAATGTTTAAACACAGATACAGATACTCAGGTAAAGTAGGTTCTAACTCAAGAAGTTTTTGTAAAAAGATGTTACAAGCTAATAAGGTATATCGTAAAGAAGATATAGTAAGTATGAGTAACAAGGTAGTTAATGAGGGTTGGGGACCGAAAGGTGCTAATACGTACGATTTATGGCTTTATAAGGGAGGTGGTGACTGTAACCATTTTTGGACTAGAGAAACTTACTTAAGAAAATCAGATGTAAACAATCCTAATGCTAAAAAGTTCACTCCAGCACAAGTACGCAAAGCTGGAAAGACTTTAGGTACTGATGAAATAGCACCAAAAAACGAAAAGAAAGTATATCAAAAACCTAAGGATATGCCTTATAACGGATTCTTACCAACAAATAAAAGATTTAACTAATGGCAGAAGCACTACTTATACAACCAATAGATTTAAAACGATTTACTTTTGTAGATGGAAATTTAGATGTAGACAAATTATTACAATTCGTTAAAATAGCTCAGGACATTCATATTCAATCTTACTTAGGTACAGACTTACTTAACAAGTTGAAAACTGATATTACTGCGGGTACATTAACTGGTGTTTATTTAACGTTATTAGAAACGTATGTGAAGCCAATGTTAATTCATTTTGCAATGACTGAATATCTACCATTCGCAGCTTACAACGTTACGAACAAAGGTGTTTATAAAAGTACTTCTGAGAATGCTGAAAGTGTAGAGAAAAATGAGGTGGATTTTTTAATTCAAAAGTCAAAAAGTTTAGCAGATAATTATGCTCAAAGATTTGTAGATTATATGGTGTACAACCAATCTTCATTTCCTGAATACACAAGTAACACTCAAAACGATATTTACCCAAATCATGGTAGTGATTCGTTTACTAATTGGTATATATGAAACAAAAGAGCAAATATAAAGTTAAAGAAGAGAACATTAAGAAATTAGAATTATATCTAAAGAAAATCAATGGGACTAAAAAGAATAAGTGATTTAACAGCAAAAACAACAGAGTTACAACCTTTAGACTTATTAGAGGTTAGTGAGTGGAATGGTGCAACTTATGATACTAAAAGTCTAAGTGGTAGTGGTTTTATTTTGAATAAGAAAATAAGTTTAGCAGCGGTGCAAATAACAAATGCTGGAACTGTTCCTGTTTCTTTAATTGATGCTCCGGGTTCTGGTTTTGCTATTGAGGTAGTTAGTGCAATGTACAACTTTAAATATGGTGCTACTGCTTTTGATAGTAGTTCTTCAACTTTTGAGTTAATTACAAATACTGCTACTACAGAACAATTTAGGAGTGCTGGGATTCTTAATGGAACATCTAACGTTTTTAGGAAGTTCGACCAAATAAGCTCAACGACTACTCAAATAGTAGACAATAAGGCTTTAAACTTTGTCTTAACGGGTACAGATGCAACAGTAGGAGATAGTACCATAGATATATATATTAATTATAGAATAATAACGTTATAAAATAAAAAAAAATGAGTTTACCAAATTTAGATAAGTTAGTAGCAAACAAAGGAGTGTACATTGTTAACGACACAACGGAGGCAACAAAAGTAATTGATGGTGTTTTTGTATTAGAAGATACAGTAATAGCAACTTTAAAAGTAGGTGGTGTAGATGCTTTAAGTTCTTACGTTTCAACCCCAGCAACTGCGGTTAAAGCTGGTGCATACATTAGACCTTTAGATGGTGTTAAGTTTTCAGGTATTACATTAACAAGTGGTTCGGTTGCTTTAATCTTAGGTTAATGATGTACGGTTACGGAAATATGATTTCACCTAGTAATAGGTTGTTTATTGGTGGTGGTGGTGGTGCTAACCCTCTTTGGAATGGTTTACAAGCTTATTATACTGCTGACAATACTCCTAACGATGCTTTAGGAAACTATAACGGAACACTTGTTAATGGTGCAACTTATGGTACAGGTATTATTAATCAAGGTTTTATTTTAGATGGGGTTAATGATTATGTTGATTTAGGGAATGTATTAGACTTCGATGCTAGTACACCTTTTAGTTTTTCTTTTTGGGTTCAAAATACAACTTTAACTGACAGAGCTATTATGGGAAAATGGTCAGGTAGTAATACTGGTTATTTAATATTTATGATTAGTGGTAAATTACGATTTGCACTATCTAATAATGTATCAACTAATCTATTAAGAATAGATACTGTTAATTCTCTTACTACTGCTATGACTCACATTTGTATTACTTATGACGGGACTAAAGATGTGTCAGGTTTAAAAGTGTACTTTAATGGTGTAAATCAATCATTAACAACAATAAATAATACATTGACAGGTAGCACTTCAACAAGTGCAAATTTTAATATTGGATTACCACCATCTGGATTGAATTACTTTGGTGGTATAATAGACGAAGTATCTATATTTAATGCAGTAAAAATACCATCAGAAGTAACAGAATTATACAACTCGGGTGCAGGTAAGCAGTACCCTAATTAATAACTAATAAATAAAAAATAATGGGATACGACATTAGACCAATAAGCGAAGTAGATACATTTGATTACTCACTTTGCACAGGATTACAGAATGCTCAAACTGTTAGACGTTCACTTGATGGACAGTTTTTTATCGTTGAGGGAGATAGTTTCACAGATTTCACACACGCTGAAATATTAGTAGAAATGGCAAAACCTAATTGGACAAGCGAAGAGATATAATGGAAGCACCAAACTACATAATTATTTCACTTGTAACGGTACTTTTCGGTGTTGCTAGATACTTCTTTAAAGACTTACATAAAAGTTTCTTAGAAAGCGAAAAAAAGAACGCTGAAATTCTAGTTATATGTGAAGGTAGTAATTGGACTGAAGAAATAACAATTTAAAAAATAAAATGGGTAAATTTAATTTCACACAAAGATATAAAGAAACTTCAATTATTAATCCTACTGATGGCTTGATAATTGACGAAGTAGGCAGCAACGTGCCAAAAAGAATATCTTATAGTGATTTTACTGAATCTGTTGGTAGTTCTGTTAGTGGGTCGTGTGGTTATTCACATACGGGCGCATTTGCAGGTAAACCTCTTTCAAATTCCTATGTATGGGAAGCGGGTCAAGGCATAAACTATTCCCAAACAGATGTTAATAACGAAATATATAAAGTTTTATCATTAGATAATACAGTACATTTAGCGGTTGACAATCCATATTGGACAACTCCTGATGTAACAAGTTTACCTAATGTAGGCTTATTTAATGGTTACGCTTTACCTCCGAATGTAGATAGCTTATTTGATTACACTTATGATTTTGATACAGAATACCCATCAAGTTCAGGTACAGGTTTTGAGGGGTCAGTAGGTAGAATAAGATTGAATGATTTACAGTACGGAGACCAATTAAGAGTTCGTTTTGACTTTAACATTATTCCACAAATTGCAAACACAACCGTTGAACCAGCTTTATGGTATTCTAACAGAGATGACAATGATAATATTACTTTTACATTCCCACTTACTACACAACCGATTTTTTATGGTGGTGGAACAGTAGGGAACACTTATTTAAATAGGGTAGAAATTTCAGCGTGGGTAATAAGTAATGAAGATGTAAACGCTTTAACACTTCCAGCGATAAAATCAGATAATCCAGTAATAATTCAACCTTTAGGGTTGTTAGTAACAGTAATTAGATAAGATGAGTATAAAGATAAAAAGAAACGAAGCTGGGAACTGTATAACCTTTGAAGGTAGTTCTAATCCTGTGTATTGGAATAGTTGTTTAAGTGGAGAAATAGATAGTAGTGATAGCACTTTAGTTAACATTATTAATGATGTTAGAACGGTTCAAAGTGGAACACCTTTTTACGAATTTTTTAGAATACCTTACACAGAGTTTTTAGACGCTAACGGTAGCAGCTTTGCTAGTTCTTCAGATGCAGTTGCATACATTAATCAAGAAGCAAATGTATTAGAAGCAACCTTAGCTGGGTTTCTTAACTTAGAAAATGTATCAGGTACAAATGATAAAGTAGATTTAACAAGTGTAACAAGTCAAGAGAAAATCGGAGGAGGTATTAAGTTCACTGCTGGTAGTGATATAGAATGTGGTCAACCTGTATTTTACAATTATAGTTCTTCAGGAGTTGTTACTGCTGTATCTGCCGGGACTTTACCATCTCAACACGATTACATTGGAATAGCTTTAAAAACAGTAACAAGTGGACAAGGTGTTAACGTACTAACAAAAGGTTTAGTGACTGCGAGAAGAACTTCAACTTATCTAACATCTTCTGAAACTGTGATACTAAATAACACTTCTAATAACACTATTAGGAACTTAACTAACTCTACTACTTTTGTAGATAGTGGAGATACAGGAGGAGATTACACAAGTAACGAAAATTACAGCATAACATTTGATGCACAACAAGGTTATACAACAGATATTATAGTTAATGATTTTCAGTTTGAGCATTCAGCATACAGAATGTATGACAGGCTCGGAGTTCAAGGCTCTAATGATGGTGTTAACTTTACAAATTTGAGTGTTCAATGGCTTCAAAAATCAGCTACTTCTACGCCAACATGGAGTTCATCATTTTATGGTAGTAATAGTTGGAATAGTACGGGGACTGATAATGGTTACATCTTTCCGAAAGATACATCAAGAGCAATTTTGTTATCAAGTGGAACATTTCCTGTAACAATTAATACTGGTTATAGATACATTAGATTCTATTTTAGGTCAGATACTAGTGTAAATGATGACGGATGGGACATGACATTGACACCTAACACACCTTATTCTTCAAATGTTGAATCAGTCGCAGAGGGCACAACATTATATTTAGACAGTAACGATTTTACAAAAGTAACAACAGACGATACATCACAAATATTAGTAGGCTATTGTGCTTACAATAACGCAGATAATGATAGTATATTTTTAAGAATTTAAAACAAATGGAAACTTTATTTAAAGAAATAGCTAAGTACAATTTAAGTGGGTGGATGATATTCATTCTCCTACTTATTTTCGTTATTTCATATTTTTACAAGAAACCTATTTCAGAACTATTAACTAAATTTAAGTCTAAAAAAGACAGGGACATTAAAGAATTAGTGAACCATGACTTATTCAACACTTTGCAACGTGTTAAATTAGAGGTGAAAAATATGAGGTTTTATTCACATGGTAATTATGATAGTGTTAAGACTAAGATGTGTTACGACTTCACAGTTTTTAAAACGGAGGTTTGTCATGCCAGGTTTGAAAAGTTATTACAACGTGATTTAAACAAAATAAATGTAGATAGGCTAAAGAATGAAATTCTTGAAGAAATGAACGAAATGCACATAGAATACATCAATAAAACCACTACTCATTGGTTAAGCAAAGGCTTAGATGTTGACGATGTTGACTATATTGTTGAACTGTTTGAGCGTTTTCGCTTTGATGTGGTCCAAAGTTTTGCCAATAGAATAGACGCTATTTTTTCAACTTCTTACCATAACACTAATTTTAAAAAGATGTTAGCTTGTTTTGACATGTTCGCTATGGGAGTAGATTTACTTCCGAAAGATATGCAAACTACTTTTGAGTCTTTAAATGGGAGGTTTACAAATTTAAGCTACAAATGAAAGTTGAAAGATTTATAATTTTAGTATTGTTATTGCTAGTTGTTTTTTTTGCTTACAACAAAAGACCTAAGCATTACCGCCAAACAGACCACGTTATTGAACGTTTAGAGCGTGTTACAGACACTTTAAAAGTCGATGTGATAAAGTATAAGCAAAAGGTTAAAGTAGTGCGTGATACGGTGGTTATTACTAAGATACAATTACAAGAAGCAAAGGAGCAAAAGGACACGCTAAAAATAATTCAGATACAGGATACTTTAATAGGTCAACTTGAAACTGAAATAACTTTTTTAGATACTTTGGTAAGTACGTGTGATAGCATAATAATGAATCAAAATGTTATTATCGAAAATAAAGATACTTTAATAAAACAACAACAAAAAGAGGTTAAGAAGTCAAGAAGAAAAGCTATATTTGCAAGTATAGGAGTAGGAATATTAACCATAATTAGTTTGATAAAATGAAAATAAGCGAACAAGGTAAAGACTTAATAAGAATATTTGAGGGAGTAAGGCTTAAAGCATATAAATGTAGTGCTGGAGTGCCTACGATTGGTTTTGGTAATACTTTTTATGAAGATGGCACTAAGGTTAAAATGGGCGATACAATCACTTTGGAACGTGCTAGAAGTCTTTTTAATGGATTACTTCCAAGATATGAAAAGATTGTGTTAGACAAGGTTAAAAGACAATTAAAACAGAACGAATTTGATGCTTTAGTTTCTCACACTTATAATACAGGAGGTTCTAGCACTTTGTTTAAGCTAGTTCAAGAAGATGCACCGATTGAAGACATTAAAAAATGGTGGTTAACTAAGTACATAACTGCTAATGGGAAGTTTTTGTCAGGACTTCAAAGAAGAAGATTAGCTGAATTTGATGTATTTGCAAAATAATTAGTATATTTAACTGTTCATAATTAACTTTGTTTTTAGGGGGTGCTAGTCTTAGTTGATTAGCACCCTTTTTTCGTTAAGTATATTTATAAATTCTTCTTGTATTGATTCAATAGTATCATATTGTTCATCTGTTAAACCCTCAAATTCGTACTTTAATCTACTTCTTAGGTATTGCTTAAAATCAAATAATGCTAAGTAATATTTTTCAGCATCTAAATACATTTGTGATTCCTCTAAATCTTCAAATTCTAGTGTTATTTTCATAGTTTAAAATAAACAAGTTAAACGTGCGACTTGACCTAGTTCTTTGTGGAATAAAAAACCCTCGATTGCTAGTGGTGAATGTTGATAACCGCTTTTATGATGCCAACTATCTGCTGGACTTGGTGAGCGTAAAGATTCTAATTGCACACTCATTATATCTTTTGATGTTTTGTGGTGTACGTGGTGAGTAAACCAATATCTATGCTTACATTCGTGCCAATATTGACTAGCTTCGTGGCACATAAGTAAGGGTAAGTCGTTTTGTTTCGCTCCATCGCCATGTGTAGTACCTATTAAATTCTTACCATAAGTAGTATACTTTCTATGACTAGGTGAACGATTAAAAGTAATATTAGGGTGTTCATTATACCAACTGTAAAGACTATCCATTAAGAAAAAGCCACTCATTTCATCGTGGTTAGAAACGTTATAAACTACTTCTAAGTCTGCTATTCCTACTAATGTTTGTATTATATCTATGTATAGTTGTTTAGCCATTAAGAACGCATCAAACCATTTTAAATGGGTATCTTGTTGAGTTCCTTTGGTAGTTTGGTTTTTGGTGTTATCTGTGTTCAAAACATCATTACCAACTATTAAAATAATCTTATCAATTTCAAAACCTGATGACTTTTTAATTATTCCAGCTACTCCATCTTTAACACGTTTTACTGCTATTTGTGAGTTGTATTCTTCATTAGTTTCAAAAGCTGAACAAAGCTTATTAATGTGAATGTCTGCTGGGTCTATAAGTAAACAATGTTTTTCGTTATCTGATTCATTTCTAATTATTTGAATGTGGTTAGGTCTTAAATCTTTTACACTACCTATAAAATCCTCTTTAAACTCTTCGTATTTAAAGGTCTTATCTTCTCCTTTAACGTTAATGGAGTAGTGCTTACCTTTATACCAATAGTGTTTAACTTTCTCTGGGTCTATTCCAACATTTTCGCATTCATCAAAAATGCCTTTATCTACTCTTCTTTTAATCCACTTTGTAACTACTCTCCTGAAGTTATCGGTATATCTTATGTTATACTCTTTCGCTACTTGTTTAGCTGCTTGTGAGTAGTTTCTATTCTCTTTATAAAGTTCTAAGGCTCTTTCGTTGTGTGTCATACCTATTAACTTAGTTGTTAAGTTTTTGTACTAAAAAAAGCCACTCGTTAAAGTGGCTAAGTGTTATAAAACAATTAGGGGAGACCTTGCAGTTGCTAACCGTGTATCGAGGGTTGCGAGTATTGGAACCTCATAGCTTTATCTATTCTCGTATTAAATCCCCTAAAAGTTTATAATATTATTTATTATTACAAATATAGCAATTATCAACTATATATCAAAATTTAATTTAGTTTGTTTTAAATGATTATAATACTCTGTATCTAGTTCGCAAGCGGTTAATTCAAATCCATAATCGTGACAAGCTATCGCAATACTTCCGCTACCTAAATGAGTATCGAGTATTTTGTCACCTTTATTAGAATATAAGTCAAGAAGTTTTTTGTACAAATGACTTGGTTTTTGTGTAGGATGAAAACGACTATCTCTATCTTTAGATAAATGATACTTATAACTTCTTAAAGCTCTATTAAAAGAAGTATAAGCAAGTTCACCATCACTAAAATCTGAGTCTCCGTTTTGTTTATCCCAATAAAACCACCCCATGCTTGGTGTTTTTATTTTGTCAATCATATAGTTAGCTCCCCATATAATCTGATTCTTAGAAACTCTTACTAATTCATCAAAGTACTCTTGACTTGGTGTTTCACTATCCCAACTTTTACCGTCTTTTTTATGTGACTTCTTCTTTCCATTTTTATCGCCTAAATTCATCTTATTAACATCAATCCCATAAGGAGGGTCAACTATTGCTAAATCAAAGTAATTATCAGGGTAACGAGCCATTAACTGCATATTGTCCTCGTTTGTAATTTGTATTCTATCTGTTACTTTCATTACTCAAATTTTAAACTTTCTATAAACTTTCTAAAAACTTCGGCTATCTCATTGTGTTGTTCGCTCACCTCTTTCTCTTCTTTACCATTATAAAGGCTATTTAAGAAGTCCTCAATAACGAATTTAAGCTGGTTACTAAATACTTTCGGTGCTACCTTGTTAGCATCTTCAATGTAGTCTATTAACGCTAATAAACCTCCAGTTGCTATTACTATACTTTTATCGTAGTGTAACTTATTACCTAGATACTCTCTTAAACGTGCTTCTTCTTTTTGTGCTTTACTTTTCATGGTTTCTATATTTATGTTCAAAATATGCTGCTGCTAATCTTATTACTCCGTATGCTAGTATTATACTAAAGCATACACTAAAACTAATTATTATCATTTTCATCTTTGTAATAGTTCAACTCTTTTAATATTTGCGCATGGTGCTTATGTAGTTTTCTAAAATGCCTCTGCATCATTAAGTTACCTTTTCTTTTTCTAATTCGTTCCATATCTCTTTTTCTTCTTTACTTAACTCTTTGTAGCTTGGTGCTACATAACCCATTATCATTTCACTTTCTGTAAAGTAACTTTCATCTTTAGAACCTAAATTAACCTTTCTAGATAATTCTTCTTTTATTTCTGAATTTTCTTTTCTATATTCTATAATTCTTTTCTCGATAGATATACTTCTGTTTATACTCCCTCTTTGTCTAATCACGTTAAACTCGTTTTTAAACATCTTTAAGAGGCTTTCATCTACTTTGACACCTTTCTCTATGCAATGATTAATTTTATGCGCTAAAAATTCATCTAATCTACCCATTACTTTATAGCTTCTAAATATTGTAAGTACAAATCTAAGTTAAAATGACCTCCCTTTGTTTCAGGAGTTGTTTTAGACTTCCAAAACTTAATTAACTTTCCTATGTTCCCTCCGATGTAAATGTTTTCTCTTTTCATAATTAATCTAAATTTATTCCGTTATTAAAAATATAATCTACTGCAAAATCTATACACTTGCTTTCAATCTTATCTTCTAGTTCTTGACTTAAACCTATAAAGCTAATCGCTGGTGCTAAATATTCTAAACTTTGATTCAACTCAACTTGTATTTGATTCTCATGATAATCTTCTATTTGCATTAACTTTTCATCGTAAACATCAATTATTAAATCATCGTTAATCGTTTCATTTAGTTGTAACGTGTGTAAACTTAATTTATCTGCACCGTTTAAAATTGCTAAGTCTTTGCTTAAATAAGCTACTCCCTCGTGAATGTAAATCGTTTTCATAATATTTGTTTTTGTTTGTTGGTACAAATATATATATTTATATTTAATAAACAACTATTATTTTAAAATAAATAAAAAAAAGAGTAACATTTCTGCTACTCTCTTAATACAATTTGAATTTGAATTTATTATTTAATTGTTTATATTACTGATTATTAGTTAATTAGAAAGGCAATAAATCGTCATCACCATCATTTTTAGTAGGTGAATTATTTACTGGTGTTTGTTCTTGTTGTTGCTCACCTGAGATTTTCCACCCCTCTATTGTATTAAAATACTTTACTTCACCTTTTGGACTAGTCCATTCACGACCTCTTAAATTGATGCTTACCTCTACGTTTTGCCCTACTTTAAAAATATCTAACAAACCACACTTATCTTGTGTGAACTGTATTAAAATATCCTGAGGGTAAGTATCGTTTGTTGTTACGACTAACTCTCTTTTACTAAATTTTTCACTTACTACTTGTGTAGCGTTAATTACTTTGATGTTACCTTTTACTTCCATTGTTTACTTATTTATTTGATTTATACTTTTTTTACTTGTCATTAGTTCTCTTATTACCTCGTACATCTTCTTGTTAGAACGTGCAGCCTCTATCTTAATTAAACACCTTTCATCCTCCGTTAAAGGTAGTAAAAAAGGTTTACTTTCTTTTTGTTTCATAACTATTTCTTAACTATTAAACTTGATTTACTTACTGTTACTTTTGGCAACTCTAAAACTTCACCAGTTGATTCATCTAAACTACTTAGATTTAATTGGTTATTCTTATAAGCTATTCTATACTTTTCTTCTAGTTGTTTTAATTCAGCTTTCTTTTCAGCGTATTCTTCGATATGGTCGAAACTAAATCTACTTGCTCCATTTCTTAACTCATACTTTTGTCCGTTGCTTTCAAATGTACTAGCTCCAAACTTCTCTGCTTCATCTAATGCCACACCCTCAATAGTCTTTTTAGCATCTGTGAAAGCCTTTTCTAACTTCTTGAATAAACTAAATGCATCTAGTCCGTTAAGCTCTCCTAAATCAACCTTATTAACTATCGTATCAATACTCGTTAAAATGTTAGGTACTGTTTCTTTTTTAGACACTTCAAAAAAGTTTCTATTTTGGTCTTGTAACTCGTAAAAGTCGTTCAATGATTCTTCGTTTCTCATAATAATAATAATGCTTTAGTTTGTAAATCTGTTAATTGATATTCTGCTTTCAACTTTTCAACTGAATATTTACCAGCTTTGATAGTTTCTAGTGCTTTCTCAAATCTTTCATTTTCTAATGTTGGTAGTGGTGTAAATTGTTTAGTCAAATCGTTAACATATCTAACATCGTCAAATTTACCTAAGAATATATCAGCATTAAAACCAAGTTTAGATATTGCTTTAGTTAAAGCATCTGTTTCAATTTTCTTAGCAAAGTTATCATCTACCATTGTACAAGCTCTATCCATGTATAACTTGCATGAATTAATAATTTCAAATTCACCTTTTGGAAAAAAGAAAGTACCAGTAAAAACTACTAAGTTAAATTTATCACATAAAGAATAATCTAATTTGATATCCTTAAAACCCCATGTTTCACCATAAACACCAAAATGTTCAGTAACTTGCATAATTTGATATTGTGGTGCAATAGCAGTTATTTGATGTCCCGAAATTTTAGCTTTCTTCGTGTAAGCTGGATTGGTCTTTTCAACCTTACTCCATAATTCTAAATTCTTTTTCATAATAATTAAATTGTTTCTGCAAAGATAATATAAATATATTGAATAACAACTATTTTAATATTTTTTTTATTTTTTTTTGTTTATTTAAAATAAAGTTGTATATTTGCAAACGGTTCGGTCTCACTTTATAGAACTAAAGAAATTTAAATTGCTCGGATAATGATTGAAGAAGTGAGACCCTTTATGATTTATTCGGGCTTTTTTGTTTAATTAAAATTATATATTATGTATTACGAAGTTTTCCCTTTTGGTAAATACAAGGGAATAAAATTAAAAGAATTACCATCAACTTACATTGTATTCGCTTTAGAACAATTTGAATTACCTAATGAAATGAATTCAGAATTAGGTAGAATTTTATTAGGTAGGTTTTCTATTTTTTCAGGAGTTAAAAAAATGATAGAGACAGAAAGTAAAAAGAATTTATTAAAAACATATTCGGAAAGAATAAAAGAATACGAAATAAATGAATAGTTACGAATTATCAAGAAAGTGGTTTGATTGGTGTTTTGAAAACCCCGAAAAAATATCCCCTAATCATTCTGCAATGTACTTTTTTATTATTGAACATTGTAATAGATTAGGATGGAAGTCTAAATTTGGTCTACCAATGGAAATGACAAAGGATGCAATAGGAATGAAAAATTATAGAACATACACTAAAACTTTTAATGATTTAGTTGAATGGGGGTTTATAGATATTGTTCAAAAATCTAAAAATCAATACTCAAGTTGTATTATTGCTATTGTAAAAAATACAAAAGCAACTACAAAAGCACTAGACAAAGCACTGCAAACGCACAATCAAAAGCAAGGTAAAAGCATTGTATGTATAGATAAACCTATTAACAATAAAACAATAGAACAAGATAACTCTTTATCTTTTGATAGCTTTTGGAATATTTACGATAAGAAAATAGATAAGACAAAATGTGAGGTTAAATTTAATAAGCTATCTTTTGATGAGAAAGATAAAATAAAATTAATTTTACCAAAATATATAAAATCTACTCCAGAAGTTAAATACAGAAAAAATCCTTTAACTTGGTTGAATGGTAAATGTTGGAATGATGAAGTAGTAGAAGTAAAATCAAGTGTAAATGAAATAGATTGCACAAAGTTTAATCCTTATAATATTGGTGTATAATGAATAATTTTATAGATTGGTCAACACTTGACACGAAAAAACATACTGGTAAAGAATCTTTAAGATGTCCAAGTTGTGATGAACAAAGAAGTGACAAAAGAGATAAGAGTTTAAAGATTGACCACAACAACGGTATAGGTAAATGTTTCTACTGCGAGGCTTTAACTTTCAAAGATTCAAAGGAATTTAAACCAACACAAAAACAATACACTTACCCTACTCAAGAATGGAGAAATTACACTAAGTTATCAGACAAACTTGTTAAATGGTTTTATGAAGAACGTAGAATATCACAAAACACTTTAAACCAATTCGAGATAAGCGAAGAGAAAGTGTATCAACCAGCAAAGCAAAAAGAATTAAACTCAATTTGTTTTAATTACTTCGAGGGTGAGAAGTTGGTAAATAAAAAATATCGTTCACCTAGTAAAGATTTTACACAACACAAAGGAGGCAAACCAATATTCTATAACATCAACTCAATTATTGATTCTGATAAGATATACATTGTAGAGGGTGAAATAGATGTACTTTCATTTTATGAGATAGGAATAAAAAATGTTATTTCACTTCCAAACGGTGCAAATGATAACGATGAATATTGGATAAATTCAGAATCATATTTAAAAGATGTTAAACATTTTGTTATTGCAGTTGATAACGATGAGAAAGGAATAGAGATAAGAGATAAGATTGCGCAACGTTTAGGGCGTTATAGATGCACTTTTATTGAATGGATGGGTAAAGATGCTAACGATGATTTAAAAAGCTCTCTAATCGCAAATTCTGTAAAGAACGAAAAACGATTTTCAATAGGTGGAACATTCAACTCAATGGACTTATTAGATGAAACTTTAAGACTTTACAACGAGGGTATGCCTAAAACAATTTACCCAAAGAATAAAATGTTTGGTACTTTCAATAAAGACTTTAGTATAATGATGGGGCAATTAACAGTTGTTACTGGTATTCCATCACATGGTAAGAGTAGTTTTATTGATTGGTACGCTCTAAATTTAGTTAATGATTACAATTATAAACTATCTATTTACTCACCTGAACACAACCCTTTAGGACTTTACAACTCAAAGTATGCTACGCTATCAAATGGAAAGCCTTTCTTTGGCAAAAATAAAATGAGCGAATCTGATTTATATCGTTATACTGAATGGTCAAAAGAAAAACTATACTT